CAGGGTAGCTCCACTTCAAGAACTGAAACCACAACAAATATTACAGAGACTATACGAACATCAAACTATAATTCTGGCTACACATATTCAGTTACAGGATCAGGTATTGAACATGATGGAACGACTATATCTGCTCCAAATGCAACTGTCACTGAAAGTATAAATGGTACGACATATACATGGACAGGTTTAGATTTAGGAGAAAAACCAAATTGGTCAATAACAAACCCAGGAGATGCTTTTCAATTTACAGAAGTTTATACGCCACCTGGTTTAGAGTCAGTCACAGACGTAACGAGAACTATAGAATCCCAAAGCGTAACAGATACAACTACAATATTCTCGCAGTAATAGGATTATTATTTGGGAGTCCAGCGTTTGCTAATACCTCAAACACTGCTGCTCCCTCTGCTTCTGCTAGTGGATCTGTCTCTAATTTTGCAACGCAGGTTTTACAAGGAAATACGATAGAAAATCATTACGGAAATGGTATTAGATGCCAAGGTCCACAAATGTCATTTAGCCCATTTGTTACTACAAGTTTTAATCAGAAGCGACCACAAGATTACACTTATATGACACCAGTGTATGATCCAAGTGTTGATGAAGATGGTAATTTAATAAACCCAGGTGACATTTTGTATTATCAAGAAAACTATAGCGGTAACAAAGATTCTCTAGGATTAAATGTAGGAGCAGCGTTGACTTTTACTTTTCCACTAGATAACAGATTTCAAGATGCTTGCTTGAAAAGTGCTACGACCCAAGAAAAAATACAAAGCCAGATACTATCTAAAGAAAGGTTGAACTACGAATTGGCAAGGCTTAAAAATTGCGGAGAGTTAGCAATTCGAGGCATATCATTTTCACCAGACAGTAAATATGCAGATTTATGTCGAGATGTAGTTGTCAGTCCAGTTAAGAATCAGGTATTACCGCACACTCATAAATTAGAGTAGACAAGTCACGGGTATTAAACTTATCTACGGATAACTATTCTACCTTATCTTTTTCACTTTTACTTAAAGACTGAAAAGCCTTACGCACCAAGGGTTTTACTAAATTAAGAATGATCGGAGCAGAACAGCCGACCAAAGCAAGACTAAAAACCCCAGTAAACTGCTTAAAACTTGGAATGTATTGGGAAATGAACGGTACGTCCTCATACAAAGTGATACATTCAATCCCATTTTGCCCTCTTTCATAGCCGATAACACGTTCCAGCTTCTTATCGTTACGAAAATCCCCTATTTTTTGCTCTTTTTTACTAGGACAGGGTGGTATTTCTAGTTTTTTATCTTTTTTCTTCTGTGGTATCTGAAGCTTTTGCTGTGGAGGTTGCGGTTTTTGTTGCTCTTGTTGATTTGCTGGTTCAGTATATTGGAAGTCAGCAGAATTATATTCAAGTGGTTCATAGCTAGGAATACTAAACGTACCACAGGCTTGATATGTGCCTAGTTCATCTTCATTTATAAGTCCTGTCAGATTATTTCTATGGGCGTCAACACAACCTGGAATATCAACAACTGGTTTAGTAATTAAATCTAATATTGGTGGTTGCACTTCCCATGTCCTTATTTTTGGAATGTAAACCTCTTTTATTTCAATCTTTGGTATCTTTGTCATCTATATCTCCAATAGAAATAGACCAGCCATCTTCTCCAAACTTTCCAATTTCTCTTATTTTAGGTTTTTCTTTCTCTTCAAAACTATCGTGATATTTTTTTATTTGAGTTTCTAGTTCTATATCAAACTTAACCATACGCATCCAATCAATAAACTTATCTATGTAATGTTTTATTAGTTTTTTAAAAAATCCAAATATCATTAATCAAGTGCCAACAGTTCATTGCTCCCATTTACCTTTTGTTTCCCACTCTATGTATTCTTTATTTCTCTTTTCAATGTAATCCCAAAATTCTTTTGTATCACTACTCATTTCAACCATTGGACCAGTTACTTTTGGCATTTTCTTTTCTATCTGATTAGGTAAAATCTTACTTACACCTTCCATAACTTTCTTCATCATCATCGCTTCAAACTGTGGACTTGTAATGTAACGATACCCTGCATATCCAGCAGCAATAGTTGTGACGCTAATGATAAAAGATAAGATAGATAGTACAGATGAGATTTTATTTAACATGAGAGATGCGTTTGCAAAAGCATTAGTACCTGTCACTATTATAACTTTCTGTGGTATCTGTGCATTAGCACCGTTATATTTAACTTTAGGAATTATGACCCGTCAGATGACAGAGAAAGCTAATTAATTTTATTCTGAAGTTTTATTTGCTATCAAAAAAGCTTTATAAGAACTTTTAAGTGAATCTGTCCATACAGCATTACAAATTGCTTGCACTTTTGCTGGCTGATTAGATATATCTGTATCTATCAAATTATCAGAAGCATCTAACGTGCCAATTTCTAAAACATACCTATGAAAAGAACGTGTTAACTCCTTGCCATCTTTTTTAATAACAGTTGCCTTACGAACTTGTACTGCATACTCAAGAACTTCTATTTTATTCGATTGATTCAGATAGTGCCATTTAGGAAAGCCCTCCAGACTTAACAGGTTTATGGTGCTTAGTTTTTAGACTTAGCTTCGGTCTAAATTATGATGCAAGTTCATAAGTTAAAGTAAACCTAAGATTGTTATCAGTTGCATGATTAATATCAGAATGTTTAAGGTCGCTATAGCCACTCACACCTACACCTTTTCTAAAGCTAATTTTCCAAGAACCGCCAGTGTATTGAAGAAAAGCGACTATAATATCTGCACTATCATAACGCTCTCCATGACAGACAGCACTCCAATTTCCATCTGTTCCTGATGGAACATAAGGCAAACCTCCAATATCAATGTTGGTGTTAGATGTAATATCACTTAATTGATGAATATCAGTATTTATTGTTACTAGCCTTCCTATTTTTGTGTATGTTGAGGGATATTGTGAAGTTCCAATCGTACCTCCACTTAATACGGTTGGTGTCCAAGTTCCTTCTTCATAATCATCTAATGTATTAGCATCTGCGGTATCTGAGCCAAATAATATACCAGTAGAGGCTTTTACTGAATTAATATGTAAAGTTGAAAATCGTTTTGTAGATGAACCTAATGCTCTTGTATTATCCGCTTCGGGTTCTACATTACCATGTACTTTTAATAATCCAGCATTAGTAACAGTAAAACGTGTTGCTGCATTACTTATGTCAAAAAGTAAAAAATTACCATTT